AATCTCAGAACTAAGAACAGGATCATCACTTTCTAATTTCATTACACGCAAACAATCAGAAGGTAATGTATATGATTTTGTCCATCCCCAAGTTGGTGCTGCTGAATCTTCAGCAATAGAAGCACGCTTCATTAAACAATTCCATGAATGATTACGGAATACCGCATCACGTACGGGTTCATACCGTTGATTGCACAATCGTGCATTTTTTGAATCTTCAGTTAAAGACGCAATGGTGCTTGCACCAAGCATACTTAATCCTGAATTACAAATTTCTACTATTGAAGCCATGTTATCCTAAAAAAATTATTGTTAAAAAAAGGGGGAATGAATCCCCCCATATTATTTATTTTGTGTAGTATACCCAACAATAAATAGTACCACTAATGGTAGCACCACCAGTAGTAATTATTATATTTGTAGCATCTGACACTTTGTAGCCTAATCCCGCTACCGCAGTATTTGGTGCAGTAGAACCAGCCAACATTGATTGACATTGTCCAGCCGCATTCCACGTACCAACAGCAGCAAGATATCTATCATCATCGCCTGAATCGCCCACTTTTAAAGTAGATGATCCGCCAAGAGCATCCGCCTTGATGATTACATCATGGATGGTTGCACCAGCCGGTACTTTTGCAATAGTTATATCTGAACCACTTGCAAGAGAAGATGCTTCATAAGTATCATGCCATACCATCATTGGTGATAAGTTTCCTCCATCACCTAGTACCGCTGGAACTGAATCAAGATTAGTTATCGCAACACTTTTTACACTAGCCATATCTTAACCCTCCTACGCTTCATGACACGGAATTTGAACTACTTTTTCTTCTTCCATTCTTACGCTGCCGATATCCATAGAAAAATAAACTTGTGTACTATAAGATTTATCCGCACGTTCAGAAATTTTAGAACCTATATCACTACCAATTGCGAGTTTAACCGCATCTTTAGTGAAAGCAAAAACTAGTCTGTCATCCGTATTAGTTGAATCAAAGCTTAATCTGTTAGACATAATAAATTTAAAACCAAGAAAAGAATCAATAGATCCTTGAGCCAAAGCTTTAACTGTATTGTAGTCTGAAGATTTTACTTCTGTTGTGTTGAGCAAATCACTTATTTGAGTTGCCCCACATACCACGTATCGTGCTATGCTTGGATCTACGTCTTTAAGATCCATTTTTTTCTTCGCATCAAGAAGTTTAGCAACAGTTAAACCATCTGATTGGTTAGACGTTGCAAATTTTTGAGTTGAAGGTAAGGCAACTGTCGTGCCGCCTGTTTCGCCTGAGTAAGCATCACCACCTAATGCAGTAATAATTACATCATCCATACTTCTGCCCATAGCCGCCGCTGCTGCTTTGGAATAAGAAGAAGTAGGATCAATCAGCATTCTTACTTTATCAGCGTCATCAATAAGATCCGCCCATTCGTAAGTCGCTAGACTAACACGTCTACGAGAATGCGGTGTGTCTACTTGAGGTGTATCCGCATGTCTGCTTGTTCTCAATTGTGCAGTAGTTGAACCTACCTGATCGAAATAAGCATTTTTGCCTGTTACACTTTCAACATCCACAGCTTCACGCAAACGGCTACCCATTTGTTGTGCTAGCATTTGTACGTTGTTTGAATACTGTTGTACAAAAGCTGTAGTTATTTGATTTGACATATTATCTCCTATAGTTGTCAAAGTTAAAAGTTTCGATAAGTTGTCTACAATGTAGATTTACCTTCATTCACGCTTGATCAGCGGTAGTCTGATTCCTACTGTCAATTCAAATTGCTTACGCAGTTGCTTGAAATTTTTTTTTTACGTTACGCTGCTGGTGTTACCATTTGACGTAAAGCAAAAACATCATCAACGAATTTTTTGTGATCAGGATGTGCCGCATTCCAGTACGGACTTCCTTCCTTCATTAATTCGCCAATCTCTTTTTGTGCTTCGTTTGGTGTTAAAGCACCTTGTGTTTCTCCGACTAGATTATCTTCTGACATAGATTCTGCTATCTTTACAAAAGCTTTTACTACTTCAGGATGATCACCTAGTAATCTACCATCTTGTAATGGTAAATTAAATATTTCTTCATTAGCAAAAGTTTTAGCTGCTTGTGAAGCTTTATTTATTTTATCTGGATATGCCATTCCATATTCTTTTCGCAATTCAGTTTCTGTTTGTTGCTTTAATACTTCTTGATTTGCAGACAAACCCTGTGCGGCTTGATTTTGCATATTGGAATAAAAATTTAAAATACCATTTGCTTGTTGTGGATTTAATCCTAATGAATGCGCTACGTTACCAAATTCTTTAACTTGAGCAACATCATTTTCATTTTCTGACGTGTATGCTAAATTATATTCATCTGGTGTACTTGGTCTACCTAAACTATCATAAGCAGCATTCCATTCTTCCTGTGATGAATTTTGATTTGGTATAGCAATTTTATCTAAGCCAATCATTCGTTGTGCCGATAAATAAGATTTTGCTAATGTGTTTGCATCATTAAAATTTTTTAATGATGGTTCACCACGAATTGATTCTTCTAATGTGTCATTAAAACTTTGTGGTGCTTCCGTTGCTGTCGGTTGTGCAGATTCAGTTGCCGTTTCCGATTGAGTTGTCTGTATTTCTTCAGCCATTGTTTTCCTTCATTTCTTTTTCTATTTGTTTATTTGGTTCTTTTAACATCCCTTTGATAAATAAAAGAACGGCCCTTTGGCCTTCAAGGAATGCTGTTTCATTAACATCACCCTTTGTATGTGTCGTCACATGATAATGACAACGCAATTCTAAATCTTTAATAACTTGCTTCCCTTCTTCTGTTCCAAAAGTTATTTGATAATACTTACGCAATTCACCTACTTGTTCAGGTGTCATTCTACCGCCTTAATCATTGGCGCAGCATTTTTAGCTACTTCACTCATTTGTTGTGCTTCTTGCATTTCTGCTGCTTGTTGTTGTTGTTCTTGTCTTTCTTGACGCATGTTTGCTACTTCTTGATTTGAACGTAACACTTTAGAAGGTACACCTAGAATATTAGCAGCATGTTTCATTAATTGATCCATATCGTAATGATCCATAATGTTTGTTGTTTCTGCTAATGGCATTGCAATCTCAAGTGAACGTAAAATAGATTGTAATTCACTTTGACGTTGCGCCCTTGCTAATGGGGAAACATATTCAATTTCAATAGGTTGCCCTTGTAATACTGGTGGCGCTTCTGGTAATTGTCCTTCACGCAACATAATATTAAACACTCTAGTAATAAGCGGTTGTAATAATTCTGATTGTAATCTACCAAGAACAGGTGCAAGCAATCGCATTTTTTCTTCATTACGTTGCACTACTTCTGTAGCGGTCATGTTTTGATTTTGTGTTAATATTAATTGATCAACATAAAATGCTTGACGTATTGCTTCACGTCTTTGTTCTTCATAGTTTAGGCCCAACATTGTATTAGCGCCTGTAACTAATGGTTCAATACGATCTCTTGATCCAGCACGATAAAAGTTTAATCCACTAGGAACAGTACGTATTGGTAAAATAAAACCATCATCCGGAACTAATAGCGGAGGATCTACTTGTTTTTGTACCGCACGAATACTTGTTTCAGACATTTTATTTAACATTTTAATATCTGGTAATGCGGTCATAGCTGGGGAACGGCCATAAACTTCGTTAGAAGCTTTTAACCACCGGCTTACCATAAACGGAAATTCGTCATATCCGCCTTCACTTAATATTTTTTTATCTTCTACATCGCAGTAAATAGAAGCAAACGGTTTATTGATAGAATCTTTTTTAGAATAATCTCTATCGTTACGTGGCATGACAACGTGCATTATTTTAACTTCTTCGTATGGATCTTTTTCCATCATTCGTAACACACGTTGACTTACTTTATCTTCACCAAATTTTTCAATACATTGACGTGCTGACATTTTTAATTCACGGTATACGGTGTCAACAATTCCTTTTGCATTTTCTGATACACAAAATTCTTTTACATATCTTGTTGAAAAACGCATGACGTTATCCGGATCACTTTCAACAAACATGCAAGCTGTACCAAAACTTGCTAAGTCATAATAAAATTCATGTATTTCTTGTTGGAAGTTTGAACGTGAGAAAGCCACGTACATTGATTCTTGTGCGGATTCTAACCACTCTTTACTTGCATCGTCTGTATCTAAAAAATTATCTTTGTATGCTAATGCAAACCACGCACTTGCACTATTTGTTAGCATACCATGTAATGAAGCTGACAATAACTCAAGAGCATGTATAGCGGTTGCATCAAATATTAATTCTGTTCGCTTGTCGCCTTTTGTCCTAGTTTTTTCTATGTCAGCTTTTCGTGGTAAAACATAGTCTGCAACATCTTGCCAATGTTCTTCCCATGTTTCCCGTTCTGCAATCAGCTTATGCTTACGATCTATTAATCTGGCACATCGCTGTTTATCTGTTTGTTCCATTTAGTTTCCTAACCCTTCTTCATTATTACTGCTTAAAATTGTTCCACCAGCTTTTGACTTACCAGTAATTTTTTTCTTCCCTGTTATTATATTAACAGCGTTACTAATTGTTTGCCCAACAAGTCCTTGTATATTTCTTTTCTTTTTATATGTTTTACCTTCTTGTTTTGCTTGGAAACTTTGTTGATAATCATTGTAGGCAGCTTCTGGATTTGCTGCATTTATCCCCGCTTCACCGGCTGCAATTCTCATTGGCACTCCTACTATTGATGGTGCAGCCAAAGATAAGCCACCTAATATTAATGCTTTTGTTTTGTTTTGTGATTCTAACATTTTGCTAGAAATAGGAATACTTGTCATCGCACCAGTTGGATCACCACTACCCATTGCGCTATTAGATGCACCATACTTAATAGCATTAGAATCAGACTTAATGACGTTGTTTACTACGTTTGTGTATCCACCTGTATCTTTATTGTATGATAGTAACCCTCTTTTTTCCATTTCTTTATTTGTTTCATCAGATGCTTCCCTTCCGTAAAAATCTTGATCTTTTCCTTTAAGGTTATTAGCTTTACCACCAAGACCTATACCTAATTTTTTATTAACAACAGTTTTTATTTCTGTTGCTGTTTTTCTATTAGATTCTTGTCGTCTTTCATTTCTATCTCTACTAGCTGTACTTGTTGTAGCACTCATAATTATCCTAACAAGGTAGGTGCAACAGTATTAGCATTATCACCTAGTCCTTGTGATCCTGTTAATATTGTTTTTGATCTACCTTTTTTCTTACGTTCTAAACTGTCTGCTATACCATCCATACCAGAAGCCATGTCTACTTCTGTAGCAGAAGGGCCTTCAGTTGCTGTAACTTGTTCCATTGGTTTTATTGTTGTTGGTTTTTTTATTGGTTCTTTTAATACCGGTTCAGTAGGAACCGCTGTTTTTAATTTAGGATATTTTTCATCTATTGTTTCAGGAATAAATTTTTTAATTACACTACCCATAACTATCCTAATAATGTTGGGGTTACTATATTAGCTTCCTCTAACAATCCTTGTTGTGATGTTAAAATTGTTGATGCGTTTCCTTTTTTCTTTTTTGCTAATTTCTTTTCTTCTTCCATTGCTGCCTGTGCTTCTTCATTTTCCTCTACTGTTGGATCAGGCATTTTAGGCAATGGTTTTACCGCTGGCGGAGGTGCTGGCATTGGTGGTGGTTTTAAAAATCCCATTATCGTATTCCTATTGTTTGTTTGTTTTTTTCAAACGGGTTGTAAACATCTTGCGCCATTTGTTGTGGTGCTTCTGGTTGTTCTGTATTTCTATTAATTGATTGAGCCATAATACGTGCAGCATCGCACATATGACTTGACCAATCATGAACGGGCTTATCCCGATATCGTCTTGCACGTTCATCCCATGCACGATGATATTGTCGTAACGCATTTAACAATGGTTGACAGTTATCAGCATCGATATAACAGCGAGGAAGAAGCATCTTTAGCGCTTCAATCCCATCTTCTAGCGGCATCTTCGGAATAACCGTTGCCCGTATACCAAGCTGATATAAATATTCTTTTCTACTAACACCGGTTGATAATTCTTTTACTTCCAAATCATGAGGAAAGAACATTCCGTTTTTTTCGTAGAAATAATCTTTTTCTTCTATAATCTTAACATAATGATCTAGCGGTTCTCCGTTCGCTTCATAACAATCAATAATAGATACAGATCTACCAATCTTTTGAAACCAAATAATACTGGTATAATCATGAAAGCCTAAATCTACCGCAATGTTTACTTTAACACTAGGATCATATGGTACTCTAGTAATTCTATTTTTATCTGATAGCACATTCACTAATGGGCCGTAGACAGATCCACCAGCGTTCGCATCCCAAGAACATTCAAATTCTTGCATGAACGCATCTTCCGACATGGAAGCACGGGCATCTTCTAATTCTTTTTTATCTAATATTCCTGTTTCAGAACTCTTATATGTTTTACAAAACCATCCATCCGTTACT